TACACGCAGGCCATCATAAAAATCGGCGGTTGCATCATCTTTTACAGATGCTTCCTGACCAGGGAATATTTGGAACATATAGTTCTGGACGCTATTTATGGCGTCATAATTTGTAGCGGCAAATATTTGCATAGGGTCTTGCTCTACGTAATTTAATGGCGCAGGAGAAGGCGATAGCATTACGCCAGTACCCCTAAATCCTATTAAAGCCGCATTATAACTAGTTGCTTCACTCATACTTGTGACAGCTACTAGGTATATGTAAGTAACATTTTGGCCAGCATTCCATGTGGCAACTTCTATTACTTGAGGTAATGTGGTCGTATTCATGAATAGGAAGGAACCGAAGTTATTTGACGCTACGGCAGAAGCCATCACAGCCTCAACTGGAGTTTGTGCATTTGCACCATCAGAAATAACGAGGCTAGTTCCTTCATACCATCCCAAAATATTATCTGCTCCTGGGCCCGCGATTGGTGTACCACCAACGCCCGCTTGTACAGAGATTGTTGCAGGGCCGGTTGCACCGCCTACAAATTGGAAGGAACCACGAACTGCATCATAAGTTACAGTTGCGCTTGCCCATACAGGGTCAACGTCAGCTGCATTAATGGCAGCTTGTAATATAGTTTTCACGCTAGGAGCGCCGCCGCCCAAAGAGGTTGCAGTTGAAAAATCGATACTGAAAGTATGTGGAGTTCCCGCAATGGTTAATCCGAAAGTACCTGCAGTAATAGCTTGAAACACTGCTAACGAGGAGGCTTGAATGCTGTTCCTATTACCGAAAATTTCGGGTGCTTGAGGTGCATCAACCCATCGAGCGAAATCTAATGTTTGCGCTAGAGTGCCGTTTTTGCTAATCCAGCTAAAATATTGTGAAGCGCGGTTGTATTCTTCACCTGCGCCAAAATATGCAAGTACATCCGCTGCATTAGAAAAAGTTATAAATGAGTTACTAGGAATCAAATGATTTGTGTCAAAGATTCGTCCCGTTAGACTTCTTCGGGCTACTACCGCTCCTGCACCGACACTCGATACGATATCGACATACCGTGTTAATGATATTGCCATAAATTCTCTCCATGAATTTTAAACTCTAAAAATATCGACTTCGATTTCTTTGCATTCGTTCCCTTGAGTAACATATTCTCGATAATGTGTTAACACGAAATCGAAATTCGGGGATGCTTCAAAATTATCTTTGTCGTCTACAAAATATCCATTTGATACATCTGTAACTCTTAAAATACCTACGCTACTATTGTACAGTATATTTCTAGTGTTATCACTCTGCATAATAGACGCCACATCGTTCGCCAAATCGGAGGCTGTGTACTGATTTGGTGTCGCTGGTGACTGAATAACTAATGTACTAATTTGAAAAGTTGTTTCATATTGTTGTCGCTCAGTATGAATCATTTCAGACGTTAGGCCATTCCATACGTCTGTACGTTCTAAAAACCCATAGCGTCTGTCGCCTATTTTATAAAAATAGACACTTGGCCCTGTGGGAATGCCTTGTTGTGTGGGCTGATTCGCGGCAATAGTAGTCACGCCTGTATAGCCTAAACTTGTTAAGCCTGCAGTTATGATAGGGAAAAACAATTGTATTAATTGGTTATCCGTCATTTAAGTACTCGCCGTTAACGCACAGCATAAAACGCCTTTCCATTTATCCTGAGCATACCATTCAGTATTAGACTCACATTGATACGTTTGTCCATTGTAGGCAATCATATCATTCGAGAAATCTCTGTGTATATCGAGCAGATCGTTTAATGTGTAAAATACAAAATAAGTTTTTTGTAAATCTAATCCGTAGGCTTGATATAAGCCTTTAGGTAATGGCTGAAAACTTCCTTTAATAGTTACTGGAATAGCATAAGTATTCACCCATTGACCGACGGTATTTACCACGCGGCTAACATAAGCTGTATAAGTTACAAATTGCGGCGTTATAACCGTAAGGGCTTGAGCTAGAAGATTAGAACCAGGTACACGTCCGAGTGCCATAGTTAACCCTCCTCTACTACATTAATCAGGGTTGCCATCATACGGCCAGTATCATTAAGCGGCTTATATAAATTACCAATCTTGCTTTTATTAGTGTATTTAGCTAAGCGTCTAGCGATAGTGGCGGCTTTTAATGCGGGGGTGTAAATGCCCTTAATAGTATGAAGGATATTTTTAACAGCAACAGCGCCGATATCATTCATAACTTTATAAGCAGTCGATTTACCTTCAAGAATATTTTTAGAACCTTCAAAAGCCACACGTTTCCAAGTTTGCTCATATTTAATGATAGACGGACGCATAAAAGGTCTTGGAGGTATATTTTTAGGTTCATAACCTTTTTCTTGAATAGCGGCTACGGCAGCAACGGGCATCCCATTCGGGTAATAAGACCCTTTGAACCACCCTACTTTGCCGACTTTTCCTTGTAGATTTTTAAGTGCAACTTCTAGATGTTTTCGGTCTGCACCTGGCACACGTTTAACATCCATTGCATCCTCCCGATGGCCGTCCGCTTGTAAAGCCACCACCAACTCGCCGAAAAGCTGACAATTCAGGAAGACCCCCAATATAGAAGCCCCCAACAGAACGAGCTTGTAAAAGCGCCCACAATTGTTGCCCGTAAGGTGTGGTCATTAACCACCATTGCCACCCATTATTTAACGGAGGCATTTCTAAATTGACAGTTATTTTGTCAATAGTAGAACCTTTAATTAAAATAGACGTTTGACCAGATTGGATGAGTAAAAAGATATTCAGTAGATGCGCCAGCATTAAATCAAGTGCTAAACGTCTACAGGCATCTTTAAGCCATCCGCAATTCATATCACTGATATAGCATGTAGCTTGATTCCAATAACGCTGCAGCATCGCATCTGGATATACTAATACATTAGCAAATTCAGGAAACGATAGGCGGAATTCAGCTACATCAAATTCAATGATATTCGACATTTGATTTCCTTATGCAATAGGTCTAGGCGCTCCCAGAGGCGACTTATCATAAGATTCTGGAGTTAAAGGGGCCGATTCATCTTTAGGCTTCATGTTCTTAATGATTTTATCAACGGAGAATTCTTTCTTTTCAACCGTGATATAGCCCCTTTTTACATGGTCATTAAAAGTATGGTCGTTCTTTAATATCTCATATTCTTCATCAGTTACTTTTGTAACAGCGCCACGAGGAGTTACCAAGTTTTTATTAGCAACATTGGCCTTACCCGCAACAGGTATTTTTCTCAAGATAACCGACATATCACGCCTCAAATCTTCTGGCTTATAGCTATATAAACAATAGACCATATCACTTGAAAGAGTGGAATAGATATAATAAGACATTAAATATCTCCGTTTTATATGAGCGCCGCAGGATGCGGCGCTTTCAAATTATTAGATATTGGTAAATCGAACGACTGCCCAAGGTCTTTTAACCATTACGCCTGCCGAAGCATTCGCATAGTCTTCAACATAACCTTTAGCTTTTTGTTCAACACCAAGTACCATAAATTTACTTGGAACCATCTGAATAAAGGTTCTACCGTTATCAGTGGAATCTTCTTGAATAGCGTCTGCATAAAGATAGAAGACGTTATTACCACCGTTAGCGCCATTTAATTCAGGAGCCGATTCGACTCGAACTCGTGGGTAAGCTTTTCTCAACCAATCGCGGACAGAAATACCGAAATCGGAAGTTGTGCTTAACCAGTCGACTGCATTAGTGGACACAGCTAGGGTAAGATTAACTTTTTCAGGGTCAATTAAATCTTGAGAATTTGTACGTAATGTTTGGAGCGCAGTACGAATATCTTTACAAATTTCTAAGAATGTTTTGGTTGACCATTGTGGGAAACCAGATACGCCGTTAGCAACAGGTACATACGCAGGCAGAGATGGATCATTTAAGAAACCATATGTCAAGTTAGCACCGTTGTTGTAACCGAAGAAACCGATTCTGTTACGAACGATTTCCAATTGCTTAGCGCAAGACAGACGTTTTTCAGCAGAAGAATCCACACGCATTCTAGCGCTTCGTAATTCTTCTAAACGGTCAACAATCATTCCTTGCTCGAAACGAATAACGTTTCTATATACGAAATTGGTGTTCCAATTTGCGTATGGGACGTTAGTTGTATCGCCGTAAGGAATCGCGTTACCAGTTGGTTCCAACACGCCTTGAACGATTTGTTCATCTTCCCATGCGCCGGTAACATCCATACCAATAAGGTCGTCTATTTTTCGCGCAGCCGTCACAATTTTTACAAATCCTGGCATCCAAAATTGCAGAAATTGTACAGGTGTGGTAATAGAAGCGGTTGTTACTAAGGGCTGGATAGCGTCCATTGCGTCTGCCATGATCGCTTTCATCATAGGACGAATTTGATTGCTATCTAATCCGAAGTGAATACCGAGTTTATCTAGTTCTCGGAACTCTTCTACATTGAAGTTATCTACCGCAGTGAAACCACGGGCAGGTCTCCAAGATTTAGTTACTGATTGTCTCATATTGGCCTACTCCTTGGCTTATGGGTTAATTACGTTTGGATTTAAGGTAATCACAGCTAAACCAGCAGCGGTCACTGTGAAGTAATCTACGTAAGCATTAGCAGAAGCGGTTCCAGGAGGCAATGGGGTTCCAGGAGGAACTGTACTCAACGCACCTGTAGTCGTATCGTAAAGTACTACGTCTCCGATTGCTGCAGGAGCAGGCAAAGTGACGACTATTGTACCCATTGATAAGATGTCCGCTTGTACTTCGTTCGCTAAGGTCATTGTGGGTGCTAAAGCAGTACCTAATGTACCGTAGAGAGCGTAATCTTTTGGCATTACTAAAATACCTGCATAAGCGCCTGTACCACCAGCACGAGCAATACCTTCGGAAACGATAGTATAAGCTGTAGCACCGATAATATTTTGGCTAGCTAAGACAGATTGTAGAATATAAGACTGGGAGCGAATTGGTGTATTTGACCAAATTTCGCCTGGAACGCTTAGACCAGTTTGTCTAAAGACAGTTGATTGAAAAGGCATGATTAAATCCCTCCTTGGGCTTCTTTAAGAAACTTATCTATGCTGCTTGATTCAACTTTTGCGTCCATAGCTTGAACTGATGCGCTCGTTGCTTTTGCGGCGGATAGATATCCCTGTAACATTGAAATCTCATGGCCCTCTGGACAATGCAATTTCAAATTCTTGATGCCGTACTCGGCCACTTCTTGCAGAGTTTTTTCTGCGTGGTCAAAAGTACCTACGTGGAATGATAGTTTTTTAGCTAAATCATCACGTTCGGATATTTCTTTGAGAAATTCTTTCTTAAGTTTAGCGTCCATGCCGTAGTAATCCTTTTTGTCTTTTGGCTTTTTAGCTTCGCCCTTGGGTTCTTCCATTTCGCCATCTTTGACTTTTTTGTCATCCTTGGCCTTCTTGTCATCCTTGGATTTTTTATCATCCTTTTCTTTCTTGTCGTCATCGTCTTTGATTTCGACAGTTTCTTCATCGTCATCATCGTCCATGTCATCATCGTCATCTGTAACATGAGCTTTTTTAACGAAGTCATCTGGCTCAACATCGTGAACCGGAGCGCCACCGGAAAGCTTGGCGACTTCAGCCTTTAGCTCCATAATCATCTTATGGCAAGCTTCAAGACTCATTTCTTCCTTGTCCATTTCCTTCATTTCTTCCTTTTCCATTTTATGAAACTCCTTTGCATCAAACGCGATTTTAAAATGATCTAAGACGGCAACGTCTGGCCCTGCTCTTCCTTGTTCAACGAGGGCGAGATGATTTCCGCGTATCTTGCGCTGAATGGCATCATATCTCTCACCATTGTACACCCCCGCTGTCATTTCGTACAAGCACCTATACCCAATACTTAACTCTTTTTTACCATTTTCGATTAACTTAGCTAATTTATCCGAAAATACTTTTAGATTGGCTTTCAGATACTCGCCATCAAAGAAAATTTCTTCTCCGATAACGCCTTGCACACCTTTTTGTTCTGCAGGGGTTAATCCTTCAGCGGATGACCCAAGCATAACGTGTTCATCGACCCACGGTACGAGCTTAAAGGAAGCAATAGTATCAGGGTCTTGTAATTCTTCAGCAGGACGGTAAACCTGATAAATCTTATCGGGTTCTAACGATGAATCGATTTGACGACCGGGATAAGGGAAAACCCCAACTTTAGTAAGGGGATTTCCTTTCACTTCATACCATCCATTGAAATCTGTAACACGATTCGATTCGCTATGAGTCGGCAATGTGGTATCTAAATCAGGAACGGGAACCCCAAAACCGGAATCCTTTTCGCGTTGTTTAGAGTAAGCAATTGCCACCGCTTGTTTTTGCGGGTATCCAGAATGCACTAGCTCAGAAATATTCTGAGATAGTACTTTTTTACTATGACCTTTTAATAGCGGCATTAGGCTGTCTCTCCATTTTCAAACTCTATTACCGGCCCCATGCGGCAACGACAATTAATTGCTTGCCCAGGGAACTGTCCATTTATAAAACCTTCTTCACCTTTCAACGGTAAGTCATCAAAACTAAAAATTCGACCATCTAAATCCATATGAGACTGTCGTGGTTCTTGACTTCCGCCACTGTGAATCCATTCAAACTTTTTTATCCCAAGTGATTGCATTCTTTGTTTATTAATAGTGTTATAAGCTTTTCGGGTTTGGTCGAGAGCCATAAGACTCACTTTACGATCCGATATGCCACTATATTTTTTTAACAT